CATTGGAACGGCTGACACCCTTGATGACGACTTGATTGATAACTGTGTTGGTGCAGCGTCACGTCTGATTGATGGTTATTGCAACCGTCGCTTCTGGCAAACAGGAACAGCTGAAGCAAGAATCTTCCAAGCAGAAGATTCGTTCTACTGCTCGATTGATGACATCGCTGGAACAGCGTTGACATTGAAAAGTTCCACTCAGGCTGACGGAACTTTTGACTTGACATGGAGTCGTTCCGATTATCAGCTTGAACCGTTGAACGGAAACCTTGACGGGTTGACTTGGAGTTACGACAAGATTCGTGCTGTTGGCGATTACCTGTTCCCAACGGTGAACGCTAACTATGGTGAGCAGGCTTTGGTTCAGGTGACTGCTGTGTTCGGTTGGCCTTCTGTGCCGGAGCCAGTAACACAGGCAACGATCATTCAGGCTTCACGCATCTTCAAACGCTACGACTCTCCGCTCGGTGTGGCAGGCTTCGGTGACTTGGGTGCGATTCGTGTGTCTCGCTTCCTTGACCCTGATATGGCTCAGCTAGTCGAGCCGTATCGTCGTATGCGGATATTTGCATGAGCTATTCAGTCACAGAGATTAAAACTGGTATCTCTAACGCCTTAGCCACAATCCCAGGCTTGAGGGCTTACGCCCAGCAACCAGACAACATCAATGCTCCGTTTGCTTGGCCTATGTTGGATTCAATTACCTACAACGGGGCGATGCGTGGTGGGCTAGTGACCCATATCTTCGTGGTGTCTGTGGTTGTGGGTAGGTCTGCGGAGCGCACAGCTCAGACTGCTTTGGATGGGTATCTGTCTTATGAGGGTACGACTTCGGTTCGTGCAGCGTTGGAGGCTGATCGCTCGTTGGGTGGGGTGGTGCAAAACCTTCTAGTCGAATCTGCGAGCAATATCTCCACTATGGATGGCAACGATGCAACCTATCTGATGGTTGACTTCCGTGTGGTGGTGTACGCTTAGTCTGTTGATTCGTCGTCCTGCTGGCGTGTAGAGTTTTATTAGTTAATCTTCGAGTGCCGTGAGGCAGGAGTATCAAATATGGCAAAGCAAGTTCTCACAAACGTAGCGGTCACCTTCGGCACAGCGAACACCGACATCACGTCGTATGTCGCATCAGTAACTCTGAACCTGTCAAAGGCTGAAGTTGCTACAACTTCATTCGGTTCGTCTGGTGCAGTAACACGCATCGCTGGTCTTGCAGACAATTCAGTCACACTTGATTTGCATCAGGATTACCCAACGATTGAGAAGTTGTTCTACGACGCTTGGAACGCTGGTACTGCTGTACCAATGACAGTCAAGCCAAACGGAACTGGTGCTGCTTCTTCTAGCAATCCGCAGTATGCGTTTAACGTTCTGCCCCTAACCTGGCAGCCAATTCAGGGTGCCATCGGTGACCTTGCTACTGCCTCTGTGACTTATCCTGTAGACGGTGCTGTAACTAAGACTGGTACTGGCGCATAACTTTTCTTTAATAACCCTTACCTGCGGAGGTAGAAAATGAAGATAGCTCTAGAGATGACTTCTGCTTTGGATCAGTCCAAGCGAACCATCATGGCAACATTCCCAGACTTTATTGCTTTTGAAAAAAAGTTCAGCAAGAGTGTCGCCAAGTTTGAAGCCGAACTGACCTTGACTGATCTTGCGTTTATCGCATGGCATTCGGAGCATCGTCAGAAGAAGACGGGTTTAGATTTTGATTCATGGATTAACGATGTCGAGACTTTGGAGTTGGGTAACCAAGCTGACGCTGTGATCGTCCCTTTGGAGATCAGTCAGCCCATTGGATGATTGCGTACCTGTCTGTTGAGACAGGTATTGCTCCTTCGGTGTTGCTGGCAGAAGACCCTCGAATGTTGTTCACGATGTTTGCTTATTTGCGTTGGAGAGCAATTCATCTAAACAAGTAGTCTGTTGTTATGGCGGTTTTCGGTAGAGCAGGTCAGGCCACTATTACTGGTGGTAATGATGCGATTCAGATACAAGGTATCTACGAGTTTCTGCGTGATGCTTCAAAGGCTGATAAACGCTTTGATGTTGAGATGCGTAAATCTGCTCAGGTAGTCGCACAGTTGTTGGTGGATAAAGCCAAGGTTGAGGCTGGGACTGTCACTCGTAATCGTCAGGCTACTGAGGTGATGAAGGGGATGCGGGCTAGGAGTGACCGTATTCCTACGGTGAAGTTGGATTCAAAGTCAGGTTTTGTTTCAGCGTCTAATCCGAACCGCAAGCGCAAACGCAAGGTCACCAGGGGTGACGTGTTCTTTGGTGCTGAGTTCGGTGGTCAGGCTCGACCTAGGACTAAACAGTTCTTGCGCCATCGTGGGCGTTCGGCGTATTTCTTTTGGCCTACTGTCCGTAAGGAAAAAGAGAACATCGCCAAGCAATATCTAGACGCTATTCAGAAGGTTTTGAACACCCTAAAAGATTCTTGACTTCGGCTGAGTTTCCTGTACCCTTCTAGGTAGGAGGGCGTATGGCTGTTTTATTTGCTAACACAAAGTCAATATATCCGAAGCGGTTCGCTTCGTCTTGGGAGCAGTTGAAAGAGCTGCTGTCGTTCCATGAGGAGAACGCTGTCAAGGATGCTGGTGCGTTGTGGTCTCCCGTTGAGTATGACGCTGGTACTACCAGAGGCAACCGTAATGTCAGGTTTGTTGAGGCGTTGGTTGTGGACATGGACAGCGAAGCCTTTGATGAGGCAAGGCTTGATGGGTTGGAATGGTTTGCGTATTCCACCTATTCGCATCGGTTGGATGATCCTCACTATCACCTTGTTTTGCCGTTAGCGGAGAAGGTGCCTGCTTCGTTGTGGCGGGTTGTGTGGGCTGAGTTGCATGACCGTATCGGGTTGGTCGGTGACCCTCAGACTAAAGACCCTGCACGTATTTTCTATCTACCTCAACACGCACCGGATCAGCCGTTTGAGTTCCATGAGGGTCATGGTGTGTTGTTGGATTCGTCGTTCAGGTTAGATGTTGAACCTGTTGTCAATCCTGTCTCGTCTCGCTCAAAGCAGGTGCGTCAACCTCGTCAGCGTCGTGCTGGTTCAGAGGTGTTGGATGAGGCTTGGTGGAATGCGCCTACAGATATTTCTCGTTGGGATGGCCTGACAGGGAAGGCTTTGTATTCTGCGATGCTTGATGAGTTCGTTGCTTTGCGGAATGGGTTGTCTGTTATTGAGTAGAATCTTCGCATGGCTGGTGAGCGGACGTTCGTTGTTAAGTTTATTTCCGATACTGCTGCTGCCAAAGCTGGGCTAAAACTTCTATCCGGTGATATTGCGGGTTTCGGGAAGCAGGTTTCTAAGACCTCACCTTTGTTTGGTGCTTTGGCTGTTGGGGCTACGGCTGCCTTTGGTGCTATCGCTGTTGGGTTGACTAAAGCGGTTAAGGCTGCGGTTGAGGATCAGGCTTCGCAGGCAGAGTTACAGCGTCAACTTGAGAAAACCTTTGGGGCTAATGAGGCGTTAACTCAATCCGCTGAGCGATATATTTCCGTGACACAGCTCCGCACAGGAACATCCGACGTGGAACTCCGAGACTCGCTAGGCACCTTGGTTCGAGCAACAGGTGACCTCACCCAATCCCAAGACCTTCTCAATACTGCTCAAGATATTTCTGCTGCTACTGGTAAAGACCTTGCTTCGGTTTCGTTGGCTTTGGCTAAAGCCAGCCAAGGTCAGTTCACAGCATTATCAAAACTTGGTATCCCGCTTGATGACAACATTAAGAAGTCCAAAGACTTTGAAAAAGTTGTTGGCTTACTGAACGACCAATTCGGCGGTGCTGCGGAAACCGCTGCAAATACTTTCGGTGGACAGATAAAGATTTTGCAAGGACAATTCGGTGAAATTGTTGAAACGATAGGCGCAGCACTTTTGCCATATCTGCAAAAGTTCTCTGAGTTTTTGGTAGAAAATGTTGCTCCAGCGATTCAACGCATCACTACTGTTATTGGTGAAAAGGGTTTGCTTGCCGGATTTCAACAACTGAACTATGAATCCAAGGGTGCTGGGTCTGCGATGATTTCAACACTCAAAGCGATAACGGTTGCATTTGCCCTAGCAATCAACGTCATATCCCCGTTTATTTATTTGACAAGAGCTGCTTGGCGATCTGCGACAAACGATTTTTCTGGTGCTTGGGAAGACTTAAAAGCATCATTCAAAGAGCGGATTCCTATTGACCCGTTGATGAAAAAGTTTGATGACTTTGGTAAATCTTTGAATAACTATGTGGTGCGTGGTGTTCCGTCAGCGATTCGAGCGCAACAAGGTTTGGCTGGTTCAGTTGAGGATTTGACTGGTAATGACACAACTGGTTTGAAGGGTGCGACGAAGGCAATCGTTACGGCTGAACAAAAGTTGAAGTCCTATGGGGAGTCAATAAAGAAATCAACTTCTTTGCAACTTAGGTTCAATGATGCTCAGAAATCTGAGAAGAAGTCGCTCGCATCTTTGACTGATGCGAATACGAACCTGGCTGCTGCTAGGGCTAAGTTGGCTCAGATTGAGCGTGGCTTTGGTTTGGGTTCACCGGAGGCGTTGGCTGCGCAGGCTGAGTTGGCTAAGGCTCAACGTGCGCAGGAGCGGGCTGTTTATGGGGTTGAAGAGGCTGTGTTCTCGGTTGCTGATGCTGAGAAGAATCTTGCTGATATTCGCAAAGACCCTGAGTCTTCGCCAACAGATATTCGTCGTGCTGAAATCAATTTGGCTGAGGCGAAGTTGTCGGTGTCGGATGCTACTGATTCACAGGCCGAGTCGACTAAGGAGTTGAATGACCAGCAACGGTTGCTCAATGATGCAATCTTTGGTGCGACTGTTGGTTCAATTCTTTATGACCAGGCGTTGCGTGATGTTGAGGATGCGACCCGTGAACAGGTGTCAGCGTATGAGGCTTGGGAAGAGGCGGTCACTAATACGAAGAATGCTCAGGATGATTTCAATGCTTCCTTGCAGGCGACAGCTGATTTGATTAAGAAGTATCCGAAGGTTTTGGGTGGTATGCCTAACCCGATGGCAAACCTTGTTCCTGATAGTACTTTGGCAAATAATGCTGGCAGCCTCTTTAATGGTGGCGGTATGGGAACTGTCAATATCGAGGTGAACGCTGGGTTGGGTGCTAGTGGTATTGAGGTTGGTCAGGAGATTGACCAGTATTTGCGTGAGTACCTGGGCTTCTCTGGGCAGACGTTCTCGCTTGGTTCTATCGGGAACTTTGTTGGCACCAGGTAATGGCTAAGCAAGCGATATGGGGGGAAACCCTTAAGGTCAATTTGGATGTCGGGTTCAAGACCAATT